TCGCTGATAGACTTGATTGACGATAATGCTGTGCCAAATGTTGTTCTCAATGCGTCGCTGGTAGGTGCCACTGGTTCAATATCAGTGCCGCCTGCGAGATATATTCTATAACTTTCATCATAGCTTCTTATCAACAAATATATATCAATGATATTGCTGGTAGAAGGATCAATCCTTCTATCTACACTGGCGTTATGAGTATATTGGAATTTAAGATTTCTTCTACCAACAACTGCTGTGTATTCGTTGGCTATGTCCAAGGTATTAGTAGTTCGATTTACTCGTTTGACAATGTTTTCAGCAGAGTCATAAAAATATATCAACTGCTGATCAGGATAGATCACTGTATCATTAAACGTTATTTCAGCTTCTTTTTGTCTGACTAAAATTAAATCATTTGAGTTGTCTAAGAGTGTTTTAATTTCTGTTCCGTAGACATCATTTGAGGATAGGAAAAATAAAAAATTTAAATCTTGATCTAGTCCTACAATATTTTCAAACGATTCAGGATTATCAACAACTCCGTCATCGTCGGCATCTCTAAAACTTAGTTTAATTTCGTTGGTGCTTTCGTAGCCGTCGTCAAACTTTATTGTGTCACTGATTTCAAACGGCACATCTTGTTTAAGCTCGGTGATAAAATCCTTGCCGGTATTGATTCCTAGCACAGAAACTTGATCTTTAACCACTGCCCCTACTTGATCATTATACTGTTTCTCATTGCTATCAAAATAAAATCTATTCTGTTGTAGGCTACCAAAAATATACGACTGCTTTCTAATTCTTACTATGTAGCTGTCAGGCTGTTTAACCAAGGCCACTACCCAAGAACTGTCTATGTTGGTATTGGTGGTGTCTCCGGCTTTACCTAGAGTAAAATCATTGGTTAGATTTAAATTGCTGGCAGTGACCAATTTCCATTGAGATTCTGTAATTTCGTATCTCAACCCAAAGGTTTGGTTATCAAACACTTGATTAACAATTTCAGTTTCAAGTGCAACAGGCAAGTCACTGACAAATCTTGGTACTATTCGCTGAGCCACAGCGCCTGTAGGCACTAGATCACTGAGTGTGATTGGTCCTAACCCTTTGACATATGTTCCGTCTCCGGTGATCTTGACAATTTTTGTCCATATGTAATCTGTCTGATCAGCATCGCTGATGTTGGTCGCAACTAATTTTCCTTTTTTAAATTTAAATCCAGTAGGTGGAATAGACTTCACTGCTGCATTAACTAACACATATTTCAAGTTGCTGGTAGAGTAGCCGCCAATCTTGAGTTGAGCGTTATCTACCACATTTTTAAAATATCCTGTACTGGTGGATGTGGTCACAGACTGCCACACCGTGTTGACGTCTGTGAATAATATCTTATCAAATTTTGTAAAATAAAAATTATAAACGTCAGCCTCTGTAAACACCGGTTCAACACTGCGTCTAATAAAATTGATGATATCTATCCTGCTGGCGAATTTAAATGACAGTACAGATTCATCTTGTTGTTTGTAAATGTATCCGTCACTGCCAAACACATTGATACTGCTGTATTTTCCAGTAGCGTCAATGATATCAAAATTTCTGCTGATGCCACTAGATGTTCTGTTCACTGCTTTAATTTTTACAATGTTCTGTGAACCCAACAATGGTGCAAGATTATAATCTTCTGCGGTGATCATCCTGTTCTGAGTATAATATACTGCAGGAGCATTAGCACGAATATTGTCTATGTCTTCAGAAGCTGCAGAGTTAGCCACTGTGCTTTGTAGTGCCAGCCCGACGGTCAACGTGTGTTCAACATTGTTTTTGTTTGTATACAAAACAGAAATGTTGATGCCTCTTAATTCGTTGGGGTATATGGTATACGATAATCCGTTGCTGACTCTATAAAATACTCTAAAAGACCCCTGTGGTAGGTTTCCGTAAACACCGTCTGCAAACACAAGATCTATGTTGTCATCCTCTTTGGTATTGATAGCGTAGATGTTGCGTATGTCTTGTGTCACGCTGTTGTAGGCAATGTTGTTGCCTACCAAAGACGATACTTTGGTCCACTCTTCAAGTTGTGCGCCTTGTGAGTTTAAGGAAAACAACCACACATCATCATTGTTGATATTACCTGCGTCCACAGCAATTTTTTCGTTAGTGGTAGGTACATCTACTGTAAAATCTGCTAATTCTAATGTACCTTGTTTAAACTGCACAAAGAATCCTGTGTTGGCACTGCCTGGACCGGATCCATCATTTCTATAGATGAATCCCATTTGGTTGCCAGGCACCGGTGGCTCTTCGTAGATGTTTTCGCTGTTTTTAAAAGCGGTGCTAACTATCTCAAAGCTCATGTTTCTGCTAGCCACAGTCTTGGAGAACGAGAACAACGGCACATCTGTGCTAACTGTGCGGAATCTATACTGTTCTGTGGGAATTCCTTGGATAGTAGCAGAACCTTGACTGCGACCAAATTCTGTGTTATCTGCCATGGAACTATTCAATACAGTGAGAAACTGTTCTAACCAGTTGGCATTTGTGGGATCGTTCCAAGTTATCAACTGTTGTGCAAGATTTTTTCCGTTGCTGTCTATCAAGGCGTCCGTGGTAGATATTGTTGCAAATTTTAATAGTCCGTTTGACGCCACAGTGCGTTTGGCATTGTAACTAAGCATGCGAGCTATACGCAGCACACTTTCTTTGGTTTCTGCTAGTTCGATAAAATTTTCACGGCTGGCAAGATCTATACGAAATGCCAGGCTTTGTCCCAAGAATGCCACAGCATCTATCAGTGCCATGTATTCTGAACTTTCTATGTAATCATTAAAATCTTCTGGGTAGTTTTCTCGTAGATAGGTGATAATGACCCTGCGCAGATTTTCAAAGTCGTAGCTGCGGAAATCAGCGTTTTTAAAAGTCTGATATATCCTGGTCCAATCTTGATTTAGTATCAGGTTGTTTTGTCTGCTGGTTGTGGTCATACCAATATTTACCCTTAAAAATAATATGCTTAGTTAATTACTCTATTGTTCTTGTCAAAGTTCAAGGTCATACGTTCATTGATATTAAAAGGAATATATATCAAATCTGCTTGGATGCGCATGCCTTGATCTGTGCTGTCTATGTTGATTTCAGTTACTGCGAATCTAGGATCATAGTTTATAATAGTTTCTACATCTTTGGCAATGATTTTTTTCACATCCGGAGTAAATGGTTCAAACAGCATGTCCCAGATCACTGTGCCAAAATCTGGATTTTCTAATTTTTCACCCTTGCGGATATAAAAATGATTGATCAAATCCTGTTTGACAAGATTGATATCATAGAGTTTGAAGTTCTTATTAGCTTCGTTGGAACTGAATCCCTTGTAGGTAAACGAACCTTGATTCTGCGTCACTGTAGCAGAACGTTGTGCTGCTGTTTGTTGATTGTATAGTCGAGTGGCCATGATTAAGTATTCCTATCTGTTTTGTCTGGAGTAAGTGTGTCTGGTGTTAGATGTTCATGCCGCTCCCACGGTTCGTGCATGGGGATACGTTTCATAAAACTTTTCACTATGCCTGCTTGATATTTTGTGTCCCAGCCCGCAGATGAACTTGTGGCAGGATTGTCACGCAAATCGTAGGGCTTAACGAAGTCAGCAGCCGCAGCAGTTTCTGCATTATTAGGCCCGTTGAGATTGATTTTCGTACCGTTGATCTTGACTTCTGCACTGCTGCCGATACTAATATCTGATGTAGAACTTATCTTTGTTTCTGCTGAACTTGCTATGTCAAGATCGTTTTTAGTAGATATCTTAGTCTTGGCTCCTACTAGTATGTCAAGATTAGCTCCCACTGTGAGCTTGGCATCTGCATTGATCAGAAACTCCATGTCTGTGGCTATTTCTACATGCCACTTGCCTGTTTCGGTTCTCATGTTTATATTTCTGCCAGCTTCTAGATTTATATCTCGGGCGGCACGTATGTTGAGATCTTGTTGGGTATGCACACTGATGCTGTCTTCTGCAAAGATATCTATCTTGCCGTTACTGGTAAGTTCTATCCATGTGGTTCCTCTAGCGTTGGCAATGTAGATCAAATCTTCTGAATTATGCATTAGTATCTGATGACCAGTTCTAGTTCTTACTCTAAAATATTCACTAGCCGGAATAGTAGGAGATCCCTCATTGCCTTTTTTCTGATTAGCAGGATCTAATAGATCAACATATTTTGCTGGGCCTTCGGCAGCTGATGTTTCTCGATGATATCTATCATTGCCGTCATCCATGACCAATTGTGTGCCTCCTAATCTACTTACTGGCACAGTTGCTTGGCTATCTGCCTTGCCTATTTTTTGTTTTTTAGCACCAGTTCTGCGGTCAAGAGGACCTGGTGTGCTGATGCCAAATACCATGCAAGGAGCTTCGCGCCTCGGTGAGCTTGTGTTGAATCCTCTGACAGCGTCCTCTAGTAGACCTTGTTCGAGAAATCGATCCGCTATGGGATGCACCACCCTGGGATATTTTTCTGGATCAATTTCTTTTTTCTCGCCATTGATACGTTTGTTGACTTCGGCCACAGGCAAAGTCAATGCGGTGTTACCGTATCTTTTTTTATCTTCAGCATCTAGACTGTTTACTGTACTACCAGCAATGGCTGGCACCATATGATTGATATTTACTCCGGGCACACAGGCAAACCAATAGCCTGAGGCTGGATCACCGTTGACAAACAACACCAATACATTGACCCCAACGTCTGGAGGTACGAACCACATACCGTATGATTTTTGTGTGTCGCTGAATCCGTCGATGGTAGATTTAGCACCGTCATTTTTGCCCATGAACTCAAACGGAGTGTATCCAAAAAATGGAGAGGCATACCTTACAATAAAAGTCTGACTATCATCACCTGCGGTGTTGGCCTGATCT